CCTAGGGCCTCCGGGCTCTGCGCTCCTTCCTGGGTTTTCATGTATGACCTAACATATCTTTTTAGCCACATACCCTAAACATGAATTCTTATTATGAAAACAAATAATAAAAATAAAAATAATCTTACATATTTAAATCATATGCAAGAGTCTATTATTCGTCTCAAGCTGCTCCATCTTGGTCTATTGAAACACCAAGAAGTTGCTAAAGAAATAAGCTTGGGTATCGCGCTGATTTATGAAACGTGCGAGCGTTTGTTTGTAACGAGGGGTCCTTACACAGGAACACTCTATATGAAAGAGTGTAGGGCTTTATTTCTAGCCTTCCTCTCCAAACATTCACACGCTCCTACTGCGAATTTATGAGTACGGAGGCGTAAAGATCTTTGCCCACACATAGTGAGGCAATCTCTTTATCACCTTTGCAAACAAGGCGACGAGGTAGCATTGAGAAATGCCCTAACAGCTTTGTTTGTTACTCGTAATTTGCAGTTACGCGGCGCACAGCCTGATTACTCCACTATTACAGACGGTTCATTACCTCCCTTAAAACAGGAGTTTTGTTCGTTTGTGGATAGTTTTGTTCGAAGGCGACGGTGAACTATTCCACCTGGAAAGTTCGAAGTCATTTTGTCAACATCAATGGGTCCACATGGACCAGCGATGTTGGGCGCTTTTGCGGATCTTAACGTAATGCCTCCAAGGATACGTGAGAATCTGAAAGTGCTCACACAAGAATCAGTTCTTAGGGATAATTTCCTTAGAGATGATGTCGAGGTTTGACCAGCGCTTGCTCTACCAGGAGTAAAGCTGTGTCGTGGTCTGTCCATTCGAAGACTTACACCCATCCCTGATAAGGAGGGTAAAACCCGAATCATCGCTATCTTTGATTATTGGTCTCAGTGTTCCTTGAAACCTCTTCATAATAGTCTAAATGATATATTGAAGAGATTAAAGGAAGATTGTACCTTCAATCAAGGGAACTTTATCCGCTTACTGAACCAGCCCGAGGGCACAGTCTTTCACAGCGTTGATCTAAAAGCAGCCACGGATTACATGCCTGTTAATTATCAGGAATATGTACTCTCACGGCTAGCTGGTAGTGAATACGCTGCTGCTTGACGTGACGTCATGGTAGGGTTGAATTTCACCACACACGATGGTCTTGAGATTAAGTATTCTCAAGGACAACCGATGGGTGCTTATTCTTCTTGACCCATGATGGCTCTCACCCATCACATCATTATAAGGTTTGCTGCGTCCCGCAAGGGAATTCACAATCCGAAATTTGCTGTGTTGGGTGATGATGCTCTTATCGTTGGTGATGAACTATTTGGGTCCTATTTAGAAGTTTGCGACATGCTTAACATGCATGTAAACCTTTCGAAGACCTTCAGGTCTACAAGACTGATTGAGTTCGCAAAGCGCTTCTTTTATAACAGGAAAGAAATATCAGCTTTCCCACTTGGGGCCCTATTGTCATCAAAATGTGACATGTCGAAGATCGCTGTGGTTTATGATAATGTTATTTCAAAGTCATGATTCACAGGTCGGAGATACACAGAATGTAATACTTCTCTCATCAGACACTGTTTGTTTGAGCAATACCGCCTGTTATGGCAATGACATTTCAAAGGTCAAAGAGACTTTGATATGTCTATTGTTAAACGGGTTTTACGGTTATTAAACATTATCGCTATTACTAGGATATGTTTACACCCGGATCATTATTCAATTGAAGAATTGAAGAAGATCTTACCGGTGAGCGTTAGATGTAACGCCAGTTATTATTCTTTAGTTAAAAGAATTAATTTTATCTGGCAACGCTCTCTCCGTGATAATGCTTTTAGTGTGTTATGTGAAGCTCATCTTCCCATTTATCATAAGAAGATGGAGGTTACAGAACAACTGATGATGTCCGGTGCTGCCCCGCCGAAATCAATAGATCCATCTCAACCTGGTTTTTGTTGACCGCATCCCTTATTAGTATACATGAATAAGTGTATTCATGATCTGATGGGGCTTGGGCATAAGCTTGGTGAGTCCTTCATAAAAGATGTTTCTTATGAAGAGACTAACTCATGACTTGATGCAATGGAACTATTGCCTGCTTCTTGAGAGGCAATATCTAATGATAAAAAGGCGGTTAAGCGTGTTCGCGTAATGAATACGGTAGCTCCCAAATTCTTTCTAGATTTACAGAAAGGAAAGCTGAACCTTTAGCGAAACACTTGGTGTGGACATAGGCTGACCAAGATGGACT